GTGTTTGAAATGCGCAAATATGACAGGGAATTTAAGGAAGAGGCAGCCAAATTGTCTGATGAGGTGGGTGTCAAGCAGGCTGCGGCCCAACTGGGGGTTCCTTATTACACACTGGCGGAGTGGCGTCAAAAACGGAGGCCTACGGAGACCATGCCTTTGTCGGCAGTGGGATTCGGCGGGACGCACCGCTTTCCGAAAACGAGCGGGAATTGATGAAACAGGTCCGGGAACTCCAAAAGGCCAATGAGATTCTCAAGGATGCGCTTGGTTTTTTCGCAAAAGACCGGAAGAAGTAAAACCGAAACGGCTGCACGAATATATCACGCTGCGGGAAAAGCAGTTCAGCATCCGTGCGATGTGCCGGGTGCTCAAGGTCAGCGAGTCCGGATACTATCGATCTCGTCGGATGCAAGGCACGCCCCGGCCATGGCAGCTTCTTCTGGTCCGGATTCGAAAGATTTACGAGGAAAATCCGAACAATCGAAATTACGGCGTGGGACGGATTCTGCCGGCGCTGGAGCAAAAAAGGGTGAAAGCCAGCCGTTCCGGCGTGCGGCGCGCCATGAAGAAAGGCGGGCTGCTGAAACCTACGGCCCGCAGGCCGCAGGGCCTGACAAAAGCAGATGCCGCGTCGCAAAAGGCGGAAAACCTCATTCAGCGGAACTTCGCCGCGGCGGCTCCCAATCAAAAATGGCTGACCGATATCACGCAGGTCCCGTGTGCGGACGGAAAGCTTTACATTGCCGCCGTTTTGGACTGTTACAACGGCGAAATCGTCGGACTCTCTATGGACGACAACATGAAAAAGGAGCTGTGCATCCACGCGTTTGAAAGCGCCTGCAGGTCGCGCGACGCACACGGCATGATTCTGCACAGTGACCGGGGCAGCCAGTTCACCAGTACGGATTTTCGGAAAAGTCTCGCCCGGTATGGGGCCGTGCAAAGCATGAGCGGCACGGTGCGCTGCTGCGACAACGCCCGGATGGAAAGCTTCTTTGCCACGCTGAAAAAGGAAAAAATCTACCGGATTCAGGCCGAGAAGATGCCGATGACCCAGGTCAAGAGCATCGTGTTCCGCTATATCATGACCTACTACAACCGGCAGCGAGTCTATCCCGCCAATCCCGGCAGTCTGGCTCCCGCCATGTACCGTCAGGCCGCCGCAGGCCTGGCCGCTTAACCAGAAGATTTTGGGCGTTCACCTTCTGCACCAAACTTGATTTTCCAGAATTAATTGCTAAGCTGTTTTAGATTTAGGCTTTCTTGTGTTTAATAGTATGATTCGAATTAAAGGTATGAACTCTGAAATACGATTTTTATGTGAAAGGTCCTTGTATATGAGAATTCATGATACTTGGAAAACCACCTAACAGTTAGGCACCCTATATTAAATTGCGTAGAATGTCTTGTCTGGTTTTTTTACTTATTCACTCCCACCGTCACGCCGGATTTGAATTCCACGGTAAATTTATCCTCGTAGACGGTGATTTTCTGAATCAGCCGTTTGGCCAGAGTCTCATCAAATTCAGCAAGCTCAGTCGGCTGAGCGGCGATAAAGTCCTGCAGTTCCCGGATGCGGCTTAAGGTTTCATCCCGCAACGTGTTTTCGGATTCGGACTGCTGTTTCTGTGCCCGGAGCCGAAAAATCTCGTCTGTTATGGCCTTGTAATCGTCCTGATTGTTTGCTTTTTTGATGAGCTCTATTTGCAGTTCTTCCAGCCGTCTCTGAATCCCCTCTGGCGAAAGGGTATCTGTTTGCCGTACGGTAGCGGCGATATTCTGCTGCAGGGCGTTTGTGAAGTGGTCTTTATCTTCAAGGACCTGATTGATTGCTTTTACGGAAACATCCTGCAATACGGTTTCATTCACCGTGCGGTTGTGGCAGGGCTCTTTTGCCGAAGTGGACTCCAACCGGCTGATGCACCGCCAGACAATGGATTTTTTACCCCGGTTGTACCAGTGAATCCGGCGGTAAAGTTCCCCACATTCCCCACAGTAGACCATCTGCGCGAACGGGTGGTTGCAGGAGAAATTCCTTTTTCTGCCGGAAGGGCTGACATACACCACGCGGCGGCGGACCAGTTCTTCCTGCACTTGCATGAAGATGTCCTTCGGGATAATGGCTTCATGGTCTGCTTCCACATAGTACTGCGGTACCGTGCCGTTATTCTTGATTCGCTTCTTGGTAAGGAAGTCGACCGTATAAGTCTTTTGAAGCAGGGCATCGCCCATGTACTTTTCGTTGCGGAGAATTTTATTGATGGTGCTGGTGTGCCATTTCGTATTTCCGGCTCCGGTGAGGATGCCATCCGCCTCAAGCCCGATAGCAATCTTGTCCATGCTGGAGCCTTCGAGGTATTCGCGGTAAATTCTCTTTACAATCTCTGCCTGTTCCGGGTCAATGATGAGATGGCTGTTCTCGTCTTTGGTATAACCGAGGAAACGGTTGTGGTTGACCTGCACTTTTCCCTGCTGGTAGCGATATTGCAGGCCGAGCTTGACGTTTTGCGAAAGGCTCTGGCTTTCCTGCTGTGCAAGCGATGCCATAATCGTCAGGAGCACTTCGCCTTTCGCGTCCAATGTATTGATGGATTCCTTTTCAAAGTAAACCGGGATATTCTTGTCTTTCAGCTGCCGGATATATTTCAGACAATCCAGCGTATTCCTTGCGAAACGGCTGATGGACTTTGTGATAATCATGTCGATGTTCCCGGCCATGCAGTCGTCAATCATCCGGTTGAATTCATTCCGCTTCTTGGTATTCGTGCCAGAGATGCCGTCATCGGCATAAATGCCCGCAAATTCCCACTCCGGATTCCTCTGGATGTACTCCGTGTAGTGCTTGACCTGCGCGTCATAGCTTGTTGCCTGTTCATCGCTGTCCGTGCTGACCCGGCAGTAGGCCGCAACTCTCAGCCTTGGATTTTCTTCATTTCTCTCATTGTTTCCGACCTGCCTTTTGGCAGGAATGAGCATAACTTTTCCCATGAATCTGCCTCGCTTTCAATCCGCCCATAGAGGTATTCCGCCTGCAGAACCGGATCGTTAAAATGCTTTTCTGCAGGTTTTACGGAAAACCTCGTCGGTAGTATCTGTTGAGCTGTTTTCTGTCTCCTGTTATTTCGACCGAGCTTCTCAGCACGACTTTCCAACTCTTCCTCTGCTTTCTGGAATGTATCTGCATCAATAATGGCCGGATAGAAATCATCACCGAGGTAATGCCGGTTTCTCATGATACGCTTTGCAGAGCAATGGTACATTTCAATACCGGCTTCTTTGGCGGCCCCGGCAAGGGAAAGTCCGGAAAGATAGCTGGCGTAAAGCTTTCGTATTTTTCGGGCATTCTCTTTATCAACGACGGCAATTCCGTTTTCAATCCGGTATCCGAATGGTGTATGTCCCATGCTCTCATATCCTTTCTGTCAGCGTAAGGCCGCACTTCAGCTCAAAGCAGAGCTCATTTCTGGACTTTATGAGGATGCGGTTGACGAATTTTTCAAAAAGCGTCCCATCAAAGGCATACAGCATAACGCCTCGTTCCGTGAAATGGAGAAGGGCGGTCGCTTCCGTAACCGTGTGGATGCCTTCGCTTTTCCGGTTGTTCAGAAAATCAGCTTCCGCCTGGAGGTCGTCGGCCTGCATCAGAAGCTCGTTCTTTCCTTTGTTGTAAAGGATTTTATCGAGGTATCCCTGTGCCATGAGTTTCTGGAGCGTTTCACGCTGTTCGGCATTCTGCAGCAAAAGCGTCTGGATTTTCTGGACGCGACGAACCTCATCGTCGGCAGATGAGCTTTTGATGGCTTCAACATAAGGTTTCAGAATAAGACGATGCGCAAAGACCAGCTTGTTTATCATGGTGACAAAGGCAAGCTGAATCGCATCCTCTCTGATGAACTTCATCGAGCACTTGCTCTTGTCCTCAATGTGCGTTTTGCAGCACCATGCAGCATATTTGGAATCGCAGCAGGTGTGAATTCTTCTTTTAAATGTGCTGCCGCATTCGCCGCAGAGAATCTTCCCGGAAAAAGGGTAATGATTCTGGTATTTGCGGTTTCCCTTTTCTACGCCTTTTTCAGCGGCGCGTTCACGAATGAGTGCCGCCGCCGCGTTGAAGTCTTCATGGCTGATGATTGCCTCATGATGGTTCTGTAATAAGTACCGGTTTTTCTCACCGCGATTGCGATGCCGGTTAAACCGGGAATCGGTATATGTCTTTTGAAACAGGCAATCGCCGGTGTATTTTTCGTTTGTCAACATGTCGCGGACAGTCGTACTGGTCCAATGCCCGCTTCTCCTACTGGGAATATGCCCGACATTGAGTTTCTTTGCAATGGCAGGGCTGCTTTTTCCGGACAGCGTTTCAGAAAAAATCTGTTTTACAACTTGGGCCTGAGCGGGATTGATAACCATCTTTTCTCCGTCCCAGTCATAGCCGTAGGGTGGGTAACTGATTTTGAAGGTCCCGTTTTCAAATCGTTTCTGAACCGACCATTTGCCATTTTGCGAAATGGAAACAGATTCGTTTTGAGCCATACTGGACAGGATAGAAAGGAACAGTTCGCTTTCCATTGCCCCGGTGTTGATGTCTTCCTTTTCAAAGTAAACGGGAATATTCAGTGTAAGAAGTTTTCGCGTCAATTCAAGACAGTCAGCCGTATTCCGGGAAAAACGACTGATGGATTTGGTTAAAATGAAATTGATCTTTCCAGCTTTGCAGTCGGCCATCATTTTCCGTAACTGCGGACGCTTCTCTTTCTTTGTGCCAGTGATACCTTCATCATAATAAAGCCCAGCGAACTCCCAGTCATCGCGCGACTTGATGTAAATTTCATAGTGCTCCTTCTGGGCCTTCAGGCTTTCTGCCTGTTCATCAGAATCGGTCGAAACACGGCAATAAGCGGCTACGCGAAGCTTCTTGCCATGGAAATTGGCCTTTTTGTTTTTCTCAATTTTCGTGACCTTTTTCATTCACTCACCTCCTCTTGGTACGTCTATCTATCACTCTGAATGCCAGAAGTATCAAGCAATTTTCGGCATGATTTCCACATACAGAGGGGAGAAAGTTCTGCGATTGATGTCCGTTAATTTGTTGAATTCAGCCTGTGAAATCAGACCGTTTGCGAGCATGGCTTCTGCAATTTTCTGAGCGCGGGAGTAATCGAAGTCACCCTGCAGCTTTTCCGGTGTAAAGAATCCGGTATTATGCGTTTTTGCTTCTTCCGCCATTGGTTATCTACCTCCACTTCTCACTGGAGATGGAGGAACGACTTGAGCGAAAGAAAATAAAAAAAGCCTGCTGGCATTCCGATAAGGGAACACTCGCAGGCAAGGTAGATGCTGTACAATATGTTATTTTACTGGGATTTACTTTTCACCCTGTTGAAATCAATAGAGCACTGTCACACCGATACATGAATTTCTTTGACAGCTATGTTACTTGTCCTCCTTTCCTTTTTCATCACGGTCATGCAACTGCTCCAGCACGGCCTTAAGCTTTTCCGGTATCGGAAGCCCGAGGTGCGCCGCATTCTCTGTCAGGGATAGCCCTTCGTTCGAGAGATAAAAGAAGATGATTGCTGTCCGGAGCACGCCCGGCTGGCCGAGAACCTGCACGTCAATTACGTTTCCGATTCCGACCAGCAGAAAAATCAGCACCTTCCGGCAGATTCCACTGAAACCGACCTCGGATGAGAGCTTCTTGTCTGAAATTGCGCACAAGACGCCGGTGATGTAGTCACAGATGACGAAGATGAGCAGCGCATAGAGCAGGCCGTCGCAACCGCCGAGAAAATAGCCGAGCCAACCGCCGATGGCAGCAAACACAAATTGTATGGAATTCCAGAATTCTTTCATGAGACACGCCTCCTTGAATTTGTGCATGAAAAAGGCGGCCGCCCGTATGGACGACCGCTCAAAAGCTTTCTGAAAGGATCAAACGCTTAAAGAAGCCTTGACTTTAAAAACTGTCCATTCGCGGTGCTGGTCCGGGTCCATCGGGTCGATGATTGTGTAAACAATGTTGCCACGGATCAGCCTGCAGGAAGCGGTAATCAGCGGATTATACCGCAAAACAACATTCGCCGCGTCAATAACCTGGACGGACTGGGCAATCCACGCTTCGGTTCCGCCCAAAGGATACCATTTGCACCGCAGATAACGGGGCGGGTCAGTGGGAAGCAGGTTTCCAAGGTCAATCCAGTCGGTCGTTTTGTGAATACCTGTGCCGGTGACCACTTTCCTTTGAATGCGGATTAAGGTCCGCAGTTCACTGATGTGCATTTTGTATCTCATGGCAGGCGCTCCTAAAACGTGTCTTTGCGGATGCCAAAAAGGATGGCACGGAGCATGGAAGTCAGCTCCTTGAAATCCGCGTTTTCCCGGTTTTCGTACAGATAGGCCACCGCGTAATGCTCCGCAATCCGCGCGGTTTCTTTTGAAGCAAGAAGCCCCGTTTCGTCTACACGTGCGATGTCCATACATAGTTTCTCCGCTGTTTCTATAAATCCCGTTATCACAGAGTCCTCATCTGCAGAGTCAATATGCAAATAAAGCTTTGCTTCATCCAATGTAATCAGCATGATGTGTCACCGCCTCTGTTCCGTTTTTGAATCAGTTGATTCAGGCGCTTGCTCCGGCTTTCAGAATCTGGACGGCTTCCGGCAGCACGAGTTTGCCGTCGACACGTTCCTTTGCCACATAGCCGATCATTCCGTTACCGGCAAAGAGCTCGCGGAGTTCCTGAAAACTTCTGGTTCCTCTGTCGCCGATGTTGTAGTAGCTGAAATCACCGAAGGCAATCGCAGCTTTTCCGGCTGCCAGTGCGGGAGCGTAAGCGGAAGTGCGCACCGGATATCCGCAGAGCCTGTCCGGTTCGTCCGCCTGGTAAGACGGCTGCCAGATGTAAGCCAGATTCTGATCCTTGAGCTTGCGGATCGCCGCGAGGGTGGAATCGTTCAGAATGAAGCAGGCATTCTTACGGTACGGACGCTTCAGGGCATAAATCAGGGTGAGAATGTCATCGGTTGCGAGTTTCGTGCCGGTAAGAGTAACAGCTATTTCACCGCCGCCCTTGTCCGCAAAAATGCCGGTCGGCTTTCCGGTGCCGTCGCCGTTTAGAAAAGCATCCTCCTCGGCGTTACCGATTGCCTTGCCGAACTGGTCTATGATGTAGTTTTCCAGATTGAAGGCGTTGTCGTAGAGCAGTTCCTCGGTCACCTTGATGGCCAAATGGAGCTTGTGTGCGTCAAGGACGATCTGGTCGAACGTCGCATCTCCGAAGGTCAACGCTTCGCCTTCCTCAATCCATGCCGCTGCGGGTTTCGTTCCCGCAATGTTGATCTTGTGCTCGCCGGACGTAGTGATGGTCGTTGCAAGGCTACGGAAGATGTTTTCTTCTGTGAGTTTGTCGATAAGGCGGGAGTCCCATTCCTCCGGAACGAGGTAACCGCCGTTCGCGTCAGTGCCTTCCTGCAGGATGTCCGACACCTGATGGAAGCCGCTGCGCATGGCTGTAAGCATTGCTTTCGCGTAGACGTCAGATGCTCTGCCGTGCTTCTCCGGCTTATTCTCTGTTCCGACGCCTGGCTTCCCGGTGAGGGGAATATTGACCGGTTGGCTCATCTGTTCCTCGATAGACTTTTGGCGGTTCAGCCTGTCGATTTCCTTTGTGAGGTCGGTGATTTCCTTTTCCATCTTGTCGTAGGTGGCTCCGTCTTCCTCAGAAAGGATGCCGTCACTGCCGCGGTGGGATTCGAGAAACGCTTTTGCAGCTTCCCACGCCTTAGCTCTCTTATTGATTAATTCCTGTACATTCATGATGTTGTCCTCCTTATTAAATGAACCGTTTCATGAGGTCGAGACGCTTTTCAAGGTCTTCGACCGATCTGCCCATGCTGTGAATTTTCGCCTGCTTTCCGTTATCGGGCGGTTTTTCAGAATGTTCCCTGTAGTAGTTGCAGAGTTTCTTGTTCATGGCTGCTGCAACTCTGTAACGGGAGAAGAGCATAGATTTTGGCTTCTTATCCGGGGCATCTTCCTCAGATTTCTTTTCAGTGGAATCTTCATCTGGAGTGTTTTCCTCGTCCGGTTCCTTTCCGTAGAGGGAATCTCTCTCAATCACACCGTCTGCAAAATGCAGCTCGACTGCTTTCCCGGCATTCATCCAAGTCTCTTCATCCATGAGCTTACTGAGTTTATTTCTCGAAAGGCCGGTCTTTGTCTGGTAAGCGTTGACGATGGAGTTTTTCACCTCGTCCAACATTTCGATTGCCTTCTGCATCTCACCGGCATTGCCCATTGCGACTGTGCTCGGATTGTGAATCATGAGCATCGAAACTGGAGACATCAAAACTTCGTCGCCCGCCATCGCAATGACGCTTGCCGCGGAAGCCGCAAGACCGTCAATCTTAATTGTGACCTTGCCCTTGTAGTCGCGGAGCATGTTGTAAATCTGTGCTGCCGCAAAACAGTCGCCACCCGGAGAGTTCAGCCATACAGTGATGTTACCGGAGCTGCTTTCCAATTCCGATCTAAAAAGAGCCGGAGTGGCGTCGTCGTCAAACCAGCTCTCTTCCGCGATTGTACCGTCAAGGAACAGCGTCCGTTCTTCCGTTTCCTGTCCGGGATTTGCTGGATCGGGCAGCTTGTTTCTTGCCCATCTCCAGAACTTGTTTGCCTTTTCCATTGGTATCCTCCTTGTTTGAATTCTGATTGTATGCTGATCCGGCATCCGCGAGCTTTACCACATTTCCGTTTAGGACGTGGATGTTGCCGCCTTCCTCATCGGAAAGGAGATCCATGTTCTCAAGTTCCCGCACATCATTCACGGAGAAAATGCCGTTTTGAATGCCGGTCGAATAACCGTTCATGCGGCTCTGGTAGTCTCCCCGCAGGAGCCCGTCTACATTAAAGCGGATGAAGTAGCTTTTCTTTCCCTCCGGAGAGAGGAGCGAGCGCTGCATGGATTGTTCCCAGCGCACGAGCCATGGCTCCAGCGTATAGGTGACGAACTCAAGACTCTGGTGCTCAATGTTCGAGAAGGTTGCGTGTTCGAGGTCGCCGATCATGTGCGGCGGGATGCGGAAAATCCTCGCAATTTCGTCTAACTGGAACTTGCGCGTTTCAAGGAACTGCGCCTGCTCCGGACTGATGGAAATCGGCGTATAGGTCATGCCTTCCTCAAGGATTGCTACCTTGTTGGAATTGGAACTCCCGCCGAATCCGGCTTCCCATGAGTTTCTTATTTTCTCCGGATCTTTCACGACACCCGGCATAGAGAGGATGCCGGAGGGATTCGCCCCGTTTTTAAAGAAGGCCGCGCCGTATTCCTCGGTCGCCATTGCCATGCCGATGGAATTCTTCGCCATCGCGATCGGCGAATAGCCGACCAAACCATCAAAGCCAAGTCCCGGAATGTGCAGCACGTCGGAAGGCGTGAGCCTGACCGTCCCGGCCTTCATCGTCGGAGCATCGGATGTGCTCATCTGATACTCGTAGTACAGATGTCCGTTTTCATCCCGATCGACACGCATTCGGTTTGCCATGAGAGGATAAAGTGCCGCGACCTCGCCGCGTCCGTTTCTTATGATCTGTGCGTAAGCGTTTCCCCAAAGAAGAAGGTGCGTCATGAGCGTTTCCCGGAATATGAACGAAGTCATTTCCGGGTTTGGTTCGTCATGAAGCAGCGGGTAGAGCGGGTGGTCGACAGCCTTTTCCTTGCTGTTTTTGTCTGTATAGCGGTAAAGGTGCAGAGGCAGGCTCGCAATGGCTTCCGAAAGGACGCGGACGCAGGCGTATACTGCTGAAATCTGCATGGCGGAGCGCTCCGTCACCGCTTTGCCGGAAGAACTGCTTCCGAAGTAATAGCGGTAGCCGCTGCCGTTCGTTGAGTCCTTAGGACGGTGTCCTGGCTTATCCCGTGACCGGAAAAGGCCGCTGAAGATACTCATATATAAATCACATCCTTTCTAAAAAAGGGCGTAAGAAAAGCACCTACCTTTCGATAGATGCTTTCAACGATTAATATTTGATTGTTTCACGGAGCTGCTTTCTGATATCCTGTACGCCATACATGATGCGGACAATATATACCATTTTATCCGTTTCTTTTGGCAGATAGAAAACCAGATAATTGTCTACAGGAAAGAAACGCAGCCCCATACTGTGCCAAGGTTCATCCTCGTATAATCGGTAACGCAGAGGCATTTCACTCAAACTCTTTATATGCTGCAAAATCCGTCCTGCCTGCTTTACCGCTGTATCCGGAACACAGAGCCCGTCTGCAATATATTCATAAATGCTTCTTAAATCCTGGCGCGCTTTTTCGGAATATGCAACTTCCCAGCTCATACTCCAAAGTCCCGCTTCATCTCTTTTTCAACGGTATCTGACGAATAAACCTTGCCTGCCTTTATATCGTCCATACCTTTGTTCATTTCAGTATCAAATTGTTTTTTGGTAAGGGCACCAAAGGCAATCGGAGCATTTGCAGGCAGCTTCATTTCAAATGGAATACCGCGCTGCAGTACGACTTGTCTTAAAAACATTCCTACAGCATTGGACATCGGAATGCCGAGCTGATTGAGTACTTCTTCGGCTTGCTTTTTGATTTCTGGCTCTACACGGGCGAAAACATTAGAAGTTCGTGCCATACAAATCCCATCCTTTCACGGATAGCATAACACAAGTTGGCTGCAATATGCAAGCTAACAGCAAGCAAAAATGAAAATATTATTTACAGAAATAAAATGCCTCTGTCATCGTAAACAGAAGCGCCGTTGTCGTTGCCGCAGCGAATGGCACGGTCAAGCGCCATGATCATTGCAATCGCACCATCGATTTTTTCTGTACTTTTTTCCTTGTCCGCCTTGATGTTTCCGGCAGGGTCGGTGCGGATGAAGATGTTGTCTATCATCCAGCGGAGCACCGGGTGGCCGCCGTGTGCGATGCGTTTTTCCAGCGTGAGATTCATGAGTTCCTTCGTGGGCGGCGACATATCCTTGAAGCCCTGCCCGAACGGAACGACCGTGAAACCCATGCCTTCGAGGTTCTGCACCATTTGCACAGCTCCCCAGCGGTCAAAAGCAATCTCACGGATGTTGAAGCGCTCACCGAGACGCTCGATGAACTTTTCAATATAGCCGTAGTGTATCACATTTCCTTCCGTAGTTTCGAGATACCCTTGCTTTTTCCAGATGTCATAGGGCACGTGGTCGCGCCGGACACGGAGGTCGAGCATTTCTTCCGGCACCCAGAAGTACGGGAGAACCACATATTTGCCGTCCTCGTCTTTGGGAGGGAAAAGCAGAACGAATGCCGTGATGTCGGTCGTGGATGAGAGGTCGAGACCGCCGTAGCAGACGCGGTTTTCCAGTTCCTCTTCGTTTACAGGGAACGCACAGGTGTCCCATTTATCCATCGGCATCCAGCGGACGGCCTGCTTAACCCATTGATTTAAGCGGAGCTGCCGGAAGGAGTTCTCCTCGCTGGGATTTTGCTTCGCCGATTCACAGGCTGCTTCGACTTTATCGATGCCGACTGTAATGCCGAGCGACGGATTTGCTTTCTTCCAGATCTTCGGGTCTGTCCAGTCGTCCGTTTCAGCGGCACCGTAGATGACCGGGTAGAAGGTCGGGTCAACCTTCCTGCCGTCAAGGATATCCTGCGCCTTCTGATGGACCTCGTAGCAGATCGTGTTTGTGTCATTACCGGCTGTCGTGATGAGAAAATATAAAGGCTGCATTCTGGCGTCGCCGGAACCTTTTGTCATGACATCGAAGAGCTTCCGATTCGGCTGTGTGTGCAGTTCATCGAAGACGACGCCGTGGACGTTGAAACCGTGCTTTGAATATGCTTCGGCGGAGAGCACCTGATAGAAACTGTTCGTAGGTTGGTAGATAATCCGCTTTTGAGAAGCAAGAATTTTGATGCGCCGGTCGAGCGCCGGACACATTCGGACCATGTCGGCGGCGACGTCGAACACGATGGCTGCCTGCTGGCGGTCGGCGGCACAGCCGTAGACCTCAGCGCGTTCCTCTCCATCTCCGCAGCAGAGGAGCAGCGCGACCGCAGCGGCAAGCTCAGACTTTCCCATCTTCTTCGGGATTTCGATATAGGCCGTGTTAAACTGCCGGTAACCGTTCGGCTTCAGAATGCCGAAGAGGTCACGAATAATCTGCTCCTGCCAGTCAATGAGCTCGAAAGGCTTTCCTGCCCACGTGCCCTTGGTATGGCAGAGCTGCTCGATGAACGTCACGGCGTAGTCCGCCATAACCTTGTTGTAGGCGGAACCTTTTGCCATGAAGCGGGTTGGCTTGTAATGTTTCAATTTCCTCATTGCCACGGCGGCATCCTCCTTTCAAGGCAAAATAAAAGGCCGCCTGTCGATATATTCGACTGGCGATCCTCACAAATCTATGTTGGTACGAGAGAAAGAGCCGTACGGCTTCTTCTTTCGGAATATTTCTATTCATGTTCAGTTATATTTCTTTACCAAAATCGCATAGGCAAGCTGCGCGGCTTCCGTTTCCGGTTCCATATCCCAGCCCCGGTCGTAGTTGGCAATGACCGCGCCGTTTTCTTTCAGCATGAGCTTCGAGATTCTGCCTTCGTTTTCAATTCCGTACTGGCTGCTCTGCTCGTAGTGCTTGACCCAGTAGTGAATGATGTGATTTCCGATTTTTAGGCTTCCTTTGCTCCACATGGTCTTTTCCCTCCGTTTTATTCAGATGTGTTTTCCTTTTTGCACACTCTGAAGGGAACGAATAGCAAGTGGATTCCGGAGAATTCTACGCGAGAAGTCCAGCCTTTTAGGAACGGTAAAATTGTGTAGTTTACGCTTCGCCTGTGAGAATGAAATGCACATATTCCTTGCGGTGTTCCTCAAGGAAAAGCACCAGCTCATAGAAATCATGTTTGTAGGCAAGGCGCTGGACGGCGTTTACGTCGAACATATTTGTAAGGCCGGTGTTCTGAATCGCGAGAATCTGTTCCTTAATTTTCTCAGTCATCGGAATCCACCACCTTTCGCACGATGTCGATGCCGTAAATTACATTGAGGCTGGAGCCATTATCCCAGTTTACGAGAAGGCTCCCGGTACCATCGATACCGGTCACAGTTCCTTTTGTCCCAACTGGTGGAGCTTGCACATCGTCCATCCGGACAAGTTCCACGCGGCATCCTACTGGAAACTGCCGCTTCACCTTTTCAACCGTTTCTTTATTTGGAAATCTCATCGTCAGTGGCCTCCTTTTTCGCCCCGTTCCTGAAACTCGAATTTCCTGTCAGGTTCTTCAGCAGAATCTTTCTCTCCTGCTTGTATTCTGGTCCTATGAATCCGAGCCGCAGAAGGAAGCAGCGGAATGCGTATTTCTCGTTGTCGGCCGGGTGTTCGGTACTGCTTACCCGTTTCTGGTCTTTCGAGAGTTTGCAGAGAGCGGCAATGAAATGGGTGTATGCTTTGGATGCATCCGATCCCGGCATTTCCGGAAACCATGGGAATGAAACTTTATTCTCACCGATTTCAACCGGCATGTCGTCAATTCCAAGCGCCTTCTTGATAAGCGCACCTTTCGCCTTGAGCAGGTTCGTCAGGTTGCCGGTTGAGACCGCCGCCAGCGGAACCGAAACCGTAAGACCGATGCTTCTTTTGCCCTGTCCGGCGCCATCCGCCGTTTCAGACTCTTCTCCGGACGTTTCCCCGACTTTGGCAGTGAAGCCGCGCTTGTCAAGCTCTTTGATAAGGTCCTCGGTTCCTTTGCTGTCAGCCCTGTCGCCGAACTCCAGTGTTCCGTTCCGGTCGACTGTGAAGAAGCCGACTTTGTAGGCCGCTGTCGGCATACCGAGGTATTCTGCCTTTCCTTCTGTGATTGCTGCGATGGCATTGACTAAGGACTTCCTGTCTTTTCCTGTTACGTTGTAATCTACTTTCATTGGTATTTACCTCCTTCGTTTTGGTATGTACATCTATCACTCAGAAGGCCTTATTTATCAAGCAATTTGGGGCATTTTGTGCTGTAGAATATCACCGGATTGCCGGGAGAAAATTTGTGTGTTATACACCCTCGGTTTCAACGTCTTTGACGAGGTCGGAATAGGGAATCCTCTCGCCGCCACGTTCTACATACACATTCTCGGCATCTTTCGTATCTTCCACATACCGGCGGAGGATAACAGAGGCGTACTTCGGGTCAAGTTCCATCATGTAGCAGATCCGATTCAGCTTTTCGCAGGCCATGAGCGTTGAACCAGAACCGCCGAAAGTATCGAGGATGACAGCGTTCTCCTGGCTGGAATTCTGGATCGGATAGCCAAGGAGGTCGAGCGGTTTGGAAGTCGGGTGATCTTTATTTCGTTTTGGTTTATCGTAATTCCAGATGGTCGTCTGCTTCCTGTCAGCGTACCACGGGTGTTTTCCATTCTGCAGAAAGCCATACAAAATCGGCTCGTGCTGCCATTGATAGTCGGAGCGGCCGAGTACGAGACTGTTCTTTACCCAGATGCAGACACCCGCGAGATGAAAGCCTGCGTCGATGAAGGCCTTCCGGAAGTTCAGGCCTTCCGTGTCCGCATGGAACACATAAGCCGCGCCGCCTTTTTCGAGATGGTCAGCCATGTTCTTGAAAGAAGAGAGTAGAAAGTTATAAAATTCCTCGCCCTTCAGGCTGTCGTTTTCTATCGTGAGGCCGTCCGAGGCTTTGAAGGAAACTCCGTAAGGCGGGTCGGTTACGATGAGGTTGGCCCTCTTGTTGCCCATGAGCGTGTTCACGTCATCCGCCGAAGTAGCATCACCACACATGAGGTGATGTTTTCCAACTGTCCAGATGTCGCCGCGCTCCACGAAGGAAGCCTTCTCCAGGGCAGCGGAGAGATCAAAGTCATCGTCCTCGACGTTTTTTCCGGAGTCGTCGTTCATCAGCTTTTCGAGCTCGTCGCTGTCAAAGCCAAGAAGAGAAAGGTCAAAGGACTGATCCTGTAAATCAGATAATTCAACCGACAGCATTTCTTCATCCCACCCGGCATTCAGCGCGAGCTGGTTATCCGCGAGGATATAGGCCCGTTTCTGAGCATCCGTCAGGTTTTCGGCAAAGACACAGGGAACGGTGGTATAGCCTTCCTCACGTGCCGCCTGCACTCTGCCGTGGCCGACCAAGATGTTGTATTTGCTGTCGATGACGGCGGGAGAGACAAAACCGAACTCCCGAAGGCTGGCTCTCAGCTGCGCAATCTGTTCTTTTGAATGCGTCCTCGCATTCCGGGCATAGGGCACCAGTTTATCGATCGGTACCTGCTCAAATTTGGTTGTATCCATTTATATTCCCTTTCTGGCGCGGAGCAGCCGTTCCATGACGTCATCCTGCGGATTGAGGCCGCCGTATTCTGTTGAGCAGTTCTCCTTCACAATCTGGAAGATTTCATCCCATAGGCGGTTGGCCTGATTCATGTAGTTGATGCCGATGTTAATGAAGGGAGAAGGGATCGGCTTGCCAGTCGTCGGATGCTTTGAAAGATATCCGAGCTTCGTTGTTATCTCTTCACACTGAATCCATCTTGCGGAGCACATAGCGTAGCGTTCCAAGAGCTGCGGCGAAACCTTCTGCGCGACACCGATTCTCTGGAGCCATTCCCAGGTTTCCCGGTAGATTTCACCGGCTTCGAGCGTCGAGCCGTCATGCTGCTTGGCAGAAAGAAAGTCATGCGGTGCTGGCATGTCGGCACCTTCCATCTCCGGGATATCCAGCACCTCAAGCGGTCTGCCGCCCGGATTTCCGTTCGCGGCTTTCTCGGATACTGCAGATTTTTTGCGTCCAGCACCCGAACGTCTGCCGCCGCGGCCGCCGGTATTATTCGATTTTGTTGGTATTTTTCTCACCGCCTTCTTTTATTACCCTTTTGAATACGCTTTTTTCGCGCGTGTGAGGGGACGGTGCTTTCCGCTGAAGGAGTGTTTCATGATTTTGACCGCCCCCACCCGCCAAAAATCATCTATCACCACGCTGCTTATGAATCTTCTCGTGGCAGGAGCGGCAAAGGCTCATCAGGTTTGATTCGTCATTTGTACCTCCCTCGGAGAGAGGAATGATGTGGTGGACCTCCTCGACTGCAACGTAGCGTCCTTCCTTCAAACACTGCTCACAGAGCGGATGCTTGCGGACGTAACGGTCACGGATTTTCTTCCACGCTCTGCCGTAGCGCTTGCTGGTGGAGTAACCTCGGGTAAACTGTTCGTAGTGCCGCCGCACAAGCTTCACGTGTTCTTCGCAGTAGGTACCGTCAGTTAGACGCGGACACCCGGGGTAACGGCACGGACGTTTTGGTTTATACGGCATTCATTCACTTCCTCATGGGTATCAAGAAAGCCACCGGGGATTTCTCCTCGATGGCTTTCACCTTTTCAGTTCTCTATGCTATTAGTATAGCACACTCAAACGGGAAAGTCGTCCACGATTTTACTCACTTTACTGCTTTCCGTACAGCAGCAGCGCCAGATGCTTCAGCGCGCGGTTCTTTTTGTTGTAGGCGGAGGAACGCTCTATGCTGAAGTGCTCACAGACTGTGCCAACGGGTTCATCTGTTCCGTTGGAAAGGTAAAACGCTTTCAGCACATACCGCTCACCCTCGGTCAGATTTTCCCACGCTGGCTGGAACCACGCCATGTACTCCAGCGCCTGCCAGTACCGCTCTTTCAGCACGTCGATTTCCTCGATGCCGTTTAAAATGCGTTCCTCACAGGCCTGCGGGTTATAGGCGTGCGGCATCCTATCAAAACTGGGACTGCGGACGCTTTCTATCTTTTCATGCTCCGCTCGGATGTTGTCGGGCGTGTGTTCCAGAATGAATTGCATGCTGCCGTAGTCCTTGAGGGCATCCAAGGCGGCAGCCCTTTTATTCAGGTATTTCCATGCTATCTGCATAACCGTACCTCCGTAAAGATGAATTGAAAGTTTCACTCGGATTGGCACGGATTGTCAAAAGTTGTCTCTGATTTTCAGGTCCGCCTTCACGGCGTTGATCAGGGCTGCCTGTGTGTGGTTCTTATGCGAGAGGGCTTTCAGAATGCGACCATCAATGGTTCCCTTTGTGATGATGTGCTGAATCACCACAGTGCTTGCGGTTTGGCCCTGTCTCCAGAGACGGGCGTTTGTCTGCTGGTAGAGCTCCAGCGACCATGTCAGCCCGAACCAGATGAGCGTTGAGCCGCCGCTTTGCAGGTTCAGCCCATGCCCGGCAGAAGCGGGATGCACGAGGGCCACGGGAAGTTCGCCGTTGTTCCATCTGCGGATGCTGTCGGAAGTATTAAGGCAGGAGGACGGGATGTGGAGTTTGTGCAGCCGCTCGGATATTCTGGCGAAGTCATGCTTGAACCAGTAGGCCACCAGCACAGGCTTCCCGTTTGCCGCTTCGATCAGGTCCTCCAGTGCGTCCAGCTTTCGGTCATGAATGTGAACAACGATTCCGGTGTCAGAGTAAACGGCACCGTTGGCCATCTGACACAGCTTTCCGGAGAGGGACGCGGCATTGGCGGCTGTGATGTCGCCGGCCGGAAGCTGCAGAACCAGATTCTTCTTTAGGCTGTCGTACCGTTTCTGTTCCTCATCGGACAGGCGGACTTCATATTCGCTGCTGATGAGCTTTGGCATTTTTAGGTGATCCGTCGACTTCATGGAAATCGTGATATCCGAAATTTCCCGGTAGATGGTGTCCTCCGCGCCCGGCAGCGGCTTATAGGAGTAGATGATCTCACCATTTCGCTTATCCGGCATGAAGTAATTTGTGCGGTATTGGGTGATAAAACGACCGAGACGTTGCCCCATATCCAGAACTTTGAATTCTGCCCACAGATCCATAAGACCATTGGAAGAAGGCGTACCGGTGAGTCCTACGATACGTTTTACCTTGGGCCTTACGTCCATCATGGAACGGAAGCGCTTTGACCTGTGATTCTTGAATGAGGAAAGTTCATCGAGAATCACCATGTCATAGTCGAATGGAAAACCGGAGTCATCAATCAGCCATCCGAGATTTTCACGGTTTATGATGGTGATATCGGCATTCTGCATTAGGGCAATTCTGCGTTCCTTTACATTTCCTACTGCAACGGAATAGGTCAGTTCTTTGAGGTGTGACCATTTTCTGATTTCGGAAGGCCACGTATCTCTTGCAACTCGTAAGGGAGCCACCACCAGAACACGATGGACTTCAAAACTGTCAAACAATAGGTCAGATACAGCGGTGAGGGTGATCACGGTTTTGCCCTCAACCCAAGCCCATATCAAGCAGGACAGCAGCTATGGGATTCTTTTCAATGTAGGAAATCGCATATTTCTGATAATCATGTGGTATGAACTTCATTTGGCATCACCTCCTTCGTCAATTCTCCTTAATTCCGAAATAAACCATCGCGGTGTGCAGCTTGGCTAAAAATTTTTGAATATCCGTCACACCGCCCTTTTCCTAAGCGAGCCTTCCTCAGCTTGGCTCTTGTTTTTGGAGTCATTCTTATAGAATTCAGTGTTTCATTCAGCTGGGTCATATGGCTGCTCATATTCGTATAATCTTTGAACTCCGCATAGCCTTCTGGATTCTTTCTTTTGCTACTGAAATCAGCAAGACACTTTCTACAGCAGAAGTGATGCTTCTTGCTTTTCAGGGCTGCAGCTTCTCTTTCAAACGTTGTGCCGCACCAGTCACAGGTCACCTGTAATTTCATCAATCATTCCTCCAATCTGCTCCGGATCATCAATGACATAAACCCGAAAGCCTAATTTTCTAAGCAGCCGGTGCCTTGCCAACTGGAGCGGGCGCGGCTTCTTTCCCGGAGCCTTCAGTTCTGCAAAAGCAATATTTCCGTCAGGTAATAAGACGATGCGGTCTGGCATTCCCGCAAAACCCGGAGACACGAACTTCGGCGCGATCCCGCCCGCGCTTTTTATCATCACGACTAATTTGCGTTCTATTTCCTTTTCGTTCATGCATTCCTCCTTGAAAGACCTGAGATGTGCAGGTCTCGAAGGTCTACTCCTAAAACCTCTATATAAATATTTTGATTTTTCCCTATAGGGACTTTTGTATATAGACCTTCTCGACCTGCACACTTTTGCTTTTAGTCCAGAAAATCCTGACCGTCCTTGAGTTTCAGACCATAAACGAGAATACCGGTTCTGGTCTTTTTTCTCCGAAATCCCGCCTTCTCGAGATTTCCGTAAAAGTCCGTCGTGCTTCTCGCGTATTCACCGGTCTGAAAGCAGACTGTGTGGTACTGTTGATAAAGGTCTCCGGATTTTTCCGTATATGACGGATCTACGTCGCAATGTTCGTCAATGAACTGGCCGAGCCAGTCATTGTCCTCGCGGTATTTGTCAACGGCGTCTCTGACCGCCTTCGGTTCCGGTATCTTGAATCTTTTTGCGATGGCGATCTCAGCGCCTTCAATAATCCACGAAAGGATTGCCGGTCCCGCGTGCTCGAAAAGATAGTCTGAGTAATTCTTGATGTCGGAGCTTCCTGTGATCTTCGCGTTAAAAGGAATCACAATGAGCCTGCGCCAGGTACCGTCGTCATTGGCGGACACCTTCGGCAGGTAATTCGTATAGAGGACGAGTGTATGAGAAGGATCGAAGTGGAACGGGTCTTTATACTTCTTTTCCGCTTCGATCGGGTCAACGCTGCAGAGTTGCTTCACCATACCGGTGTTCAGCCTTTGTCCTTCTTCAAGCTCCGAAGCGATAATGAGACGCTTGCCCTTGAGCTCCGCCATTTCCGGTTTGACGTTTCTCTTGCAGTTCATGGTGAGCGCTTCCGCGGAGATCTTGCCCGAGTAGTTTCCGAGCACTCTCGCGATAGTGTTCCAAAAGGTGGACTTGCCGTTCGCACCTCCGCCGTAGGCGATGATCATCTGCTCCGCGTAGACGCGTCCGACCGCCGCCATGCCGACGATCTGCTGCACGTAGTCGATCAGTTCCTGATCGCCGCAGAAGAACAGGTCAAGATTTTGCAGCCAGATATCCTTTCCTTTATCACCGGGAGAGCAGGCTGTGATCTTCGTGATGAGATCATCGGGGTCGTGCTCGTGGCTGCCTGAAAGACCTTTCGTCAGGTCGTAGGTAGCGTCCGGCGTGTTGAGGAGCTCCGGATCGTAATCGAGTTCGGATACGTCAAGCGCCAGCATCGGCTTCGCGGCATTCTGAGCGTTTACGATGTTCTTGTAGTTACGGTATTTCATGACGAACTTCTTATACGCGTCCGCGCCGATAAGAGCGTAGAGAAGTCCGATCTTGTTTTCAGGAACGGCATTGGCAAGAGCCTTGCTTCTTGCCTTGACGTCTGCTTCCGAGATGCCGAGCGCTGTCAGGTTTTCTTCTGCGATGCGGATCGCCTCCGTTGCGTCGAGAAGCTGGTCGTCCATGAAATTTTCAACAACTCCCAGAGATTTCTGCTTGTCTTCATACCAGCGGTCGCCGTCGAAGGCAATGAAGTCCGTGGCGCTGGTAAAGCGGAGCATGCTTTGACATTCTTTGGCGATGATCTTGGCCTCGCCGATATCGGAGTAGTCCTCCGGTTTCAGGAAGCTGCTGCCGAACGTATTCTCATATTCATCCGGAGGAACATATCCGTCGCTTCTTTCCACCTTGTTCTTGAAAAACTTCAGGGCGCTGTGCCAGATGGTGCGCAGCTCCCTCGTGGGAAGCGGAGGATCGCATTTGGTGGTGCGTTCCAGATACGCCTCGTAGGCTTTGTCCGTGTCCCCGAAGCGTTTCAGAACACGGCCAGCAAAATGAGACATCGTGTTGTTGCGGCTCCCTTCCGGAATTGACCCGCCGGTGTAGGCTGGCTCGTCCGGTGCTTCCTCGTCCGGCGTGTCCGGCAGGATCTCATCAATCGTAAGAGTGCCTTCATGCCAGAACACGTCTTCCGGTTTTACCTTCACACCATACAGAAAACGAGCCGCGTCGAGCGCCTTGGAGTCAAAGAACGGAAATTGCTGCACACCGGACTTTTTGAGTGCCGTAAAGGCAGCGGCATCCGAGCAGATCGTGATCGGTGCGACCAGATGAAAACGGGGATGCGCTGAATAGCTGTCTTTCGGCAGCATATTATGGCGGCTCGGGGAAGCGGCGAACGACACGTCTGCAAGAGCGCCTTTTGCCAGCTTCTCCGGAGTCACCCAAGTTTTCGGGTCTTCGGAGAAGTCATTGTCGCAATCCCAGACAATCGCATCAGCGGAGATGAAATTGTCGTTCGAGCGATAGCTGTTCTTATATGCCGCGGTCACGTGATCGTGCGCGACGGCAGCCGCGAAATCTTCCGGACTATTGATAATCACTTCATGCGGGTAGAGGCAGTTGGCCTCATTTCCCGTGCAGTCGGCGGTGTATAACGTGAATTTCATGCTTAGTCGCAGACCTCCTTCGATTCGTCCTCGAGCACCTTGGTGATGAATTTGAGTGCCCGGATCATGGTCTCCAGTTCGCAGTCACCGCCGAAAATGACTTCAAATCCTGCCGCATCTCCGAAGCGGTCACGGAAAACATGAACATCAATGTCTGTGCATGCCGCATCGGAAATCCTGAAATATGTTCTGCCGCCATGCCCGGTGTCGCCGCCCATGTAACCGGTGGTTCCGGCCTCCACGTCGAGGATGTTGGCGCCGCTTACGACTTCCCGTTCATAGGTTGTGATTTCCGTCCCGTCATCCAGCACCTGGCTGTGTTCGCTTATTTCGTACATGATTAAACCTCCTGGCAATCTTCTGTAAAATGGCGCAGATGGTAGCCTTTCCATCTGGCGCGTCTGATTTCTGTTTCCATCCCGGCGGAGATCCTGTCTCCGAACACCCAGACCTCAGCGCATTTGCTCATCAGGGCGTTTCCGAAGAACAGTCCGAGCGCGCGTTCTGACTCGTCGTTATCATCAAGAAACTGTGGAAAAAGCAAATGCGGTGCGAGCGGAATGTATCCTTGATCTACGGCAAAACGGCTGTAGCGTCTGGCCGCGTTTACGTTTTTCTCTACATCCCCGGAGTACGGAGAGCAGATGTAGACGATCGGACGAAAAGCCCTAAGCGACCTCTGCTCCTCGGCCTGAATGTTTTTAATAGCCTCGTAGCATGTCGGGTCCGGATAGCTCTCGCTGTTTTTGAAATCCATGCGCTTTACCTCCTTCCTGAGGCGCTATTCGCCTCTACTTCCCACTGGAGAAGGAGCGCCGTTTTGAGCGGAAAAAACTCACCTCCGTTCATTGGAGGTGAGCAGGAGAAGAATTTATTGTTCGATAAGCGGCAGGTTGCCGTCCGTCTTCATCTGTTCATAGATGAAGAGCCTTCCTGCCTGCGTCCAGTAGGTGTGGACGGCAGTATGGATTTCACCGCCGTTTCCGGTAAAGGTTGAGGTCTTCGTAGAGGTGTAGCCTTTGTCGGCGTACTGCTGGTAGAGGAGCCAGATGCCGCTCGGCTGCCTGAACTGGATTCCTTTCTCATGCAGCCACTTATTCATTCGTTTTGCGCTCCAGCCGTAATCCTTGGCAATGACGGAGATGGCAGCAAGGTCCTTGCAGTTCAGAACCACATCGTAATAGCTGGCCTTCGGCTTCATCTCCGCGATCTGCTGAGTCTGGACGGCGACTGTGTTTTCAAGCTGCTGTCTCTTGTTTCGTTCCGCTTTGAGCTCCTGCAAAGCCGCAATGGCGATATCCGGGTTCGCCAGAATGTCGCCGATGGCGTAAAGACCGTGTCTGCGGATGGACGGCAGAACCTCTGAGGTCACCCAGTGTTTGAAGCGCTTTGCTGTGGGAAGTTTGCTGCCGAGGATAAGCGAATACAGACCGGACTCGTTGATGACCGTCATGTCCTGCACTCCGCCAAGGGTGTCACATTTCGTTACTCCCTTGTCCTCGTCATCCACATGGTCAATCAGTGCTTTACGAGGATTGCTGTATCCTAAGGCTTCCGCTACATCCTTACCCACAAACCACGGCTCGTTATCTATCGTCGTGGTACGAATAGATCCGAACTCCGCGTTTGTAAATGTTGTTATTTCGTTTGACATATGATTGTCCTTTCCGGGCGGGCAGAAAAATTTTTATATGACGCTCACCCTTTCACTTTCCACTGGAGAAAGGCAGTCGTTTTGAGCGAAAAAATCACCTCCGCTTTTTCACGGAGGTGAGAACTGTCTATTGACGTTGTTTCAATCCTTCTTATAGAAAGGTGTAGTATAACCGTCTGCTCGAAGGATAAGTCCCGGCGTCCACGGAGGAGTCCGACCCATCTGTTCACAGATCGCGTCAAGAGAAACCGACGGGTCTGCTTCAATAATCAGTTCATCGTGGACATGCATGACAATCCGGCAGCAGCGTAGCGTTTTCATGGCGTAGCACAGAATGTCACGGGAAGTGGCCTGCACGATGTTTTCTACGAATTTCGGCCCATAGGAGTCGAGGCATTCCCATTTTTTAGAAGCGCCGATGCCTTCATAGGTGACGCACTCGCCGCCGAACCGGTTGATTCCGATCTTCGGCTTCACATATGCGAGTTTCCTGCTGGAGGGCAGCCTGATGAACAGCATTCCGGAGCGGCACTCGAACGACAGACCGTAAATGGTAGAAGGGGTATGGTATCGGACGGCGTTCATGACAGCCCGATCCACATCCCACCAGAACTGAACAATATGAGGATTGGTCTGCCGCCATGCGTCGACCAATGGAGGAAGCTCGTCCTCAGAAAGCCCCATCTCAAGAGCGCCCATCGCCTTAAGCGCTCCGACCGATCCGCCGTAGCCGAGCGCGAGCTCCGCAATTTTACCTTTTTGCCGCAGGTGTCCGTTCACGCCGTGTTTCACAACCGGTACATGGAACATCTGGCTGGCCGATGCGCAGTAGATGTCACCGCCATTCTCGAATACCTTCTGTCTCCATTTCTCACCGGCGTACCATGCGATTACCCTCGCTTCGATGGCGGAAAAGTCGGCGACGTAAAAAAGCATGCCGTCTTTCGGAATGAACGCTGTCCGGATGAGCTGGGAAAGCGTGTCCGGCACATCCTCGTAGAGCATTTTGACGGCTTCAAAGTTTCCGGATTTCACAAGAGCGCGGGCTTCGGCCAGATCGGGGAGATGATTCTGCGGGAGGTTTTGCATCTGAATAAGCCTGCCTGACCAGCGACCCGTGCGATTCGCGCCGTAAAAGGCGAACATCCCGCGGGCTCTTCCGTCATCACAGACGGCCCGCTGCATGGTCTGATATTTTTTGACGGAGGATTTGGCAAGCTGCTGGCGGAGTTCCAGGACGGTGCAGAGCTTCGGCGGAGCAATTTTCAAGAGCTCCGCGACGGCCTTTTTGCCGAGGCTGTCAGTTTCAAGGCCGTTATCCGAAAGCCACTGCTTCATCTGCTGCACGCTGTTCGGATTATCGAGGGAAGTGATCTCCTTCATGGCCGCGGTGAGTTCTGACCGTGACCTGGAATCCATCTCGATGGCCTTTTCTACAAGACCCATATCCAGACGAACGCCACGGTCGTTAATCTCTTGATCGATGTGGTATTCATCCCAAACGAAGTCTGGTACCGGGAACTTTGACAGACGCTTCTTGATGCCCATTTCCGTTTCAACGTCCCGGATGTTATATCGCTTGAAGGTTTCCCATTTATCCGGAGCGTGACAGGGTAGGTTTCTGGTTCTTCCGCCGTTCGATTTTGTCGGAGCACAGGGAACGCAGAAGTATTTGATGAGGTCCTTGCCCTCTGTGAGCTTTTGCTTTTCAAGGCCGAGGACAGCGCCCACGCCTTCCAGAGAACGCGGAAGTCCCATCGTTGACGCCCAGACCATTGAGCAACGCCAGCTTTCAGGATTGAGAAAACGGGCGCGTTCCATGGACAGAGGATGATCGTCATGAAATGGGTCGAGACTGATTTCCATGTCACGCAGATACCGGGAAAGACATACCCGTTCGAAGTTCGCGTTGTACGCCCATTTGACGACTTCGTCACTTACGAGAGCATTGATGAGATCTGGTGGCAGCTTTTCTTCCTGTGCGAGATCAATCGTTCTGATCTCACCGCCGTCAACAGAATATCCGAAGAGCAGAATTTCAAAGTTCGGAGACTCCGCATATTTATAAACACCACATTTGGCAAGATTTACATCACTGTAGGTCTCGATATCTATGGATATGTCGTTCAATACATTTACCTCAATTTAAACAGGCGGCAAGGAAGGAATCCCTGCCGCCTGACATTTGCTTATTTTAAAGCTTTCATACGCGCTTCGTGATATTCCAGATCACGGGCAGCCTGTTCCTGCTCACGCTTCTCACGCCTGCGGTCGTACACTGCATCCTGAACTGCACTGATCAGAAACGCAATGCTGAAGCAGAGGCAGATGATGAGCAGGATGATTACCAAGATCGCCTGTAATGTTGTCATAGATTTTCACCGTTCCTTTCTCAGTTCAGGAAATCGTCATCAGCTGCAAAATCTTCCTCAGCGCTTGCCTTGCCGCCGAGCGGTTCTCCGTCGCGGATTTTCTGCAGGTTGTTGAGACCGCAGGCAATTCCCTTGTTACCGGAAGAGTTGAAGGCGTAAAAGGTGATGCTGGCTCTGCCGTAGACACCGCTGTAAACCTCAGAACGGGTCAGAATTGGATTCACATCTGCATCCACGATGCCGGGAGCAGACGCAGCGTTTGCGTTGATGAAGTAGGCATGCGCGTAAGCCGGGTCATCTGGGCGTTCCGTGTCGCCGTCACGAAGAGGGCTCTTGATTGCGGAAAGCGCCGGTACGGTCTTACCGCTGCCTTTAAGTTTTGCTTCGCCTTCCTTGTAGGCGGCTTCGATGGCGGTCTTGATTTTGGCGAGTGTCCTGGCATCGGACTTCGGAATGATGAGCGAGACACTGTACTTTGGGGTACCACCATTGATGGATTTCGGATCCCACACGTTGGCATAACTCCAGCGGGTATCGGGGCCGGTGATAACTTTCATTGGGTTCTGCATCTTCTTACTCATAATTTGTCCTCCATAAAATCATTTTTTGCTGTGTTTATGGCCGGGCGCTTGTCGCTGTCCGGCACGAGTGTCGGTTTGCCCTGCGGCTTTTCTATGTATGCCGACAGGAGTTCATCAAAACGGGACTTGCCGAGAAGCTTCTGCATGGCGGTGATGCCCAGAAGTTTCTTCTCATACGGGTCGTACCCGGCATCAGCGACTGCCTTGGCGACGGATGTCTCGTCGGTGTACTTGCGGACGGATCGTCCCTCGACCAGCTTGAAGCCGTGCCATTCCTTTCCGGAAAGCGCCTTCTGGAGCGCGTATTTCTTGATGTCGGACGCCCATGAGACCAGCCTGTCCACTTTGGAAAGGATGACCTCAATCTCCGCGTCGGACAGTTCCGGAGGGAGCTTGAAATCATGCTGTGCGAGCTTCAGGTTCTCCTCGGCTCTGGCGCGGCAGACGTTTTTCGCCTTGCAGAAACGGCACCAGTCGCCGCAGGAGAATTCTCCCTTGCCGTCCCATGCAACATCCGCCGCGGGCATCAGGACCTCCCCGGCCCATGCGAGAAGATCGGCTTTCGGAAGCTGCCACTCACTGATGTTCTGGCGTCTCGGCTGGTAGATATGCAGGGCGACGGTATCGATGTCGTAGATGTAATCGAAAATCTCCAAGGCCCCGAGCGCGTAGCATTTGAGCTGTGGGTTGTCCTCCGCTGAAACCTCGATCCCGGTTCCGTACTTGAGATCTATGATGTGGAGCGTTCCGTCCGCGATGACGAGTGCATCGGCGGTGCCGAAGCCTTGTTTCACCCAGCGGGAGAAATCTACGCGCTGCTCGACCATGATGGTCGGGTCCGGGCAGGTTTTCTTAGCGGCTTGTACCTGTTCGAGAACGTAGCTGACGTATCCGTCAGTCGCCTCGTCCATCTCCTCGTTGTAGAAGTCGAGGTTTTCGGTTGGATCGTCCGCAGGATAACTGAGCGCCTTGCGGAGCTTGTACTCAGCAAGAGCATGCGCGCAGGTGCCTTCCAAGGCGCAGCCGCTTTCTTTGTCTTCGAATTCCTCACTGAGTCTGACGGACGGCGGGCAGTGAAGCCACCTGTCAGCAGACGAGGCGGAAAGAACGGCGTGTGAGTTAGCTGCCATTTCCGAGCACCTCCGCGTCCTTCAAGAGGGCTTCGTAATCTGCCGGATTGACCTTTGACAACTTGTCCGCGCCGTACTTTTTAAGCAGGTCACGTATCTCGGCGGTATATCCGGCACGGGACTTATCCGCCAGTACGGAACGGACATCTTCGAGCTTCAGCTCCTTCTTCGCCGGTTTCTGTACCGACGCCGGGTTGGCTGAAAGATCTTCATCAGTTCCTGAAAACTGCTGGGCGAGCCAGTCGGCTGCGCTGATAATGGAATCAGCGGCATCTCTGAGTTCTCGGATGGTCTGATCCATTTCGGCCATTTTTGACATAGGTTTTTCCTCCTTTCTCGGATTGGCTGTTGGCGGCAAGAATCGTCAGGTTTCTCGCCAGTCGTGCGGACACGCGGCTGATGGCATTGAGGAGTCTGATCTCCTCACTTGCCGTGTTCACCGACGCGCCTCCGCTGTCTGCATAGTTGCGATACATTCTGTTCACCTCACTTTCCGGGTTGCTTTCCTTGCCCTTCACCTTCCACTGGAGACGGGCGGGCGATTTGAGCGGAAGAAAAACAAAAAATCTGCCGCTGTCCTGAAATCGGGACAGCGGCAGACAGATAATGAATTAGAAGTTACGATAGGCACGGAATTCGTCGCGGAATTTCTTCATCTCATCGGCGAACGTTCTCTGCTTGCGACCGAGAAGCTCTGCGACTTTTCTGTCTGAGATGCCTTCCGGGTGGTCCTGCCAGATCTGAATGATGCGATCTGCTTCCGGATCAATCCCGCGGAGCCTTTTGATAAGACGCATAAACAGATCACGATCCGATGTGATTTCTTCTGGCGTGGGCTTATCGTCCACAATATAATCTCCAATAGTGCCGTCACCGTTAGGAAGTGGATCATCCAGAGAGACATCGTTTCTTGTGTGATATTCGCAATCGAGACAATTCCCGTCGCACAGCCACCATTTACTGCGAGGGCAGAAACAGCGGCCCCAATACTGTTCACGCTTGCGCAGATTCGTGCGCCACCGGTCGAATTCCCTGTACTGTTCTTCCGGCACCTCATACCAGGTATGGGTGCCTTTGCGGAAAAGGCGATACTTTTTTGCATCTTTTGTCATAGATTGTCCTTTCCGTTCGCTCCCGAAACGGAAGGACAGACGCAAAAAGGCATGGTTGACCTGTCCGAAGCGGGATTGAACTCGTTTCGAATTGGCCAGCCACGCTCGTAGGCTGGATGATGAAGTTGTGACCGCTGCAGCAATTCGAGCCGCCTCTGTGCACCGAGGTGAACGGCTGTAACGGTGAGCCTTTTAATGCCTTGCTCAGGGCAAATTCATATCAGGTTGCTTGTGTTAGCGCAGATCCGCTTCAATGGCGTAGAGCTCATTAAATACATCCGGCAGATAAGCCGGGTTCAGATCGTCTATGTCGTGTGCGCCGTATTTTTGAAAGACAAAATTAACGACTTCGCTGCCGAGTTCTGATTCGATAATTGAAGCGGCATTATTGATGCCGATTTTGTAGTCTGTGTTATTGACTGACATGGTGCGCCTCCTTTCTTCAGCGGTCCTATCCAGAAGGAGAGCGTGATGTAATGAGTGCCGGGCTTACTGGATAGCCTGTGATCGGCAGGCGTTTTGTCCGGCTGTGATTCAATCACTAAACTCATTTTACTGAGAATGGGCGAGCACCTCGAATCTTGCCAAGTTAGTGAAAAAGCCCTGTTTTCCGGGCTTTTTTGAAAGTCCAATCTTGAAAACAGGGCTATATTGCGGTTCTTTCTAACTTGCCAAGTTAGAGAAATTTTGAAAATTCTCTGATTTGTACAATTATCAGTGAAAATGTTTATCAAAATGTACTTGTAATTGTAATTACTTTTTGTTATAATAGCAATATAGTTTGCTTTATTCAAAAGCAGGCCGTTGATGGCGGCAATGGATTATGTTAGTTCGATGCCAGGAGGAAATACGATGGCGGAAACAAAGAAGAGCATTACTCCGATGGAACACTACAATATGTCTGATTTTTTGCGTGGGAAATCCTCGAAGATAATAACGGCTATTTCAGAAAACGACACTGCGGGTTTTGTCCTTAAGAACGGGAAACCATTAGCGGTAATAATTTCAAATGACCGATATGAGCGGCTGCTGAAGGCCGGAATTGACATTAACGAATATTGATAACGGAGGATTAAAACAGTGCCAGAGCATAAGATTACACAGGTGATGATGGACGATAAGACGATTGATGCGTCTAAGGAAATCGCTATGGTTTTTTCCATCGCGAATACACTGCGCGGTCCATACAAGCCTGATCAATATAAAGAGGTCATCATCCCGATGACGATATTGCGCAGACTGGAGTGCGCGCTTGCACCTACAAAGAAGGCGGTTGTCGCTGCATATAAGAAAAACCCGAAAGCCCCAGAGCAGCTGCTCTGCAGAAAATCGGGATATCAGTTTTATAACACATGTGAATTTGACTTGACGAATCTCCTCACTGAGGCTCCGTCAATTGTTGAAAACTTGACTTTCTATATTGACTCGTTTTCTTCAAATGTGCAGACGATTTTTGAAGAGCTGAAATTTAAGCAGGTTATTAAGGATCTTGATAAATACAATCGTTTGCTCGGCGTGGTAAAGAAATTCTCAGAACTTGACTTGAATCCGGATACAGTGGACAACGTCAAGATGGGATATATGTTCGAAGAAATTATTCGCCGCTTTTCTGAAAATGCGCAAGCTGGTGATCACTACACACCACGTGAGGTCATTCGGCTTTTGACCAGCATTCTGCTTGCGGAAGGCTGCAGCGATGTTTTCTCAGAAGGCCGCGAGGTCACCGTATTGGACATGGCGTGCGGCACAGGCGGGATGTTATCTACTTGCAACGATTTTATTTTGCGGATGAATCCGGATGCTAATGTCCGGCTTTTTGGTCAGGAAAACAGTCCTGACTCTCATGCTATCTGTCTCGCGGATATGCTGATCAAGGGACAGGAAGCAAATAATATCAGGTTTGCCGACACCATGAAGGAGGACTGTTTCGAAGATACAGCTATGCGGTTTGTAATCGCGAATCCTCCATTTGGTCAGGCATGGAGCGGAAATGACGCGGGAGACGGCGTGGAAGACGCTGTCCGCAAGGAACATAAGAAAGGCAAGAACGGCAGATTCCCGGCAGGACTTCCTGCTGGTGGCGACATGCAGCTTCTTTTCATGCAGCACGCCATTTATAAAATGCAGAAGAAGGTTGGACGCGCGGCTATTATTTCGAATGGCTCTCCACTCTTTTCAGGAAACACAACGAGCGGTGAAAGCCAGATCAGACGTTATATGCTTGAGAATGATCTGGTCGAGGCAATTATTGGTCTCCCGTCACAGCTTTTTTACAACACGGACATTGCGATTTACGCATTCATTCTCTCCAAGGGCAAGCGGAAGGAACAAAAAGGCAAAGTGCAGTTTATCGACGCTACAGATATGTGGACGCCATTAAAGCGCAGTCTCGGCAAAAAGAGACGCGAGATTTCCAAAGAGCAGATAAAGCTCATTACAGAAGTTTACGCGGATTTTGCGCCATGCAAAAAGACGCTGTGGAATGAGAAGAGGAAACATGATTGTAAAATCGAGAGCCGTATTTTTGACCGCGAGGAATTCCTCTACAAGGAATGGTCGGTCTATCAGCCGCTGCAGCGCAGAGGCACAATTGATGAGGAGTCGATTGAGGCTCTCCGGACGAGCGCTTATTTCACGGCTAATACGAATGTTTTTAACAAGGCAAAACTCGAGGAACTCGAAGAGACGAATCCGAGAAGCTCTAAGGACGAGAAAGCATATCAGAAGCAGCTCAAGGGGAAGACCTTCACAGAAGCTGTTATTGCTGCGCTGAAGGAACATGAGTCTGACAAGGTATACATGGACTTTTCAAAGTTCAGTACAGCTCTCAAGAAGATCCTAAATGATATTGATGGCATGACAGCCTCACGGCTGGACAGCATCGCTATGGAGTTATCTGTAATGGATAAGTCTGCCGTTGTGCAGAAAGACCGCAAGGGTAATGTGATCATCGATCCGACCACGAAGGATTCAGAGATTATCAGGCTGAATCAGGACGCAGACGAGTATATGAAGGCGGAGGTCCTTCCGCATATTCCGGACGCCATCTACTTCTATGACTTCGATGAGAACAAAAAGCCGAGCACGACGAATAAGGAAAAACTCGGAGCCGAATTTCCGTTCACACGGTATTTCTATGAGTATCATGAGCCGGAAAAGGCGGACGATTTGCTGTCTGAATTTATGAATCTTGAAAAGGAGCTCTCGACAGAAATTGCAGATTTGCAGGAGGATGGCATTTGATGGAGACCATGAAGGACAGCGGTCTGAAGTGGATTGGAGCCATCCCCTCAGACTGGAAGATAACAAGAATAAAATACATGTCCTCCCTTAAAGGACGTATCGGATGGCAGGGACTTACGTCCGAAGAATATCAGGACAAAGGCGCGTATCTGATTACCGGCGTTGATTTCCTTGACGGCGGTATAGACTGGGAGAATTGCGTCCATGTTCCTATGAAACGTTGGGAAGAGGCAAAAGATATACAGATTCAAAATGGTGACCTTCTTATTACAAAAGATGGAACCATTGGTAAGGTAGCCATTGTTTCTGATATGCCGGGTGAAACATCCCTTAACAGCGGTGTGCTTCGGATTATGCCGTATGAAGGATACAGCCGCCGCTTTCTGTACTGGGTACTTAAGTCGGATGAGTTTTGGAACTGGTTCAATTGCAAGAATGCGGGCAACAGCACTATCGTTCATCTGTATCAAGGGGATTTTGCAGAGTTTTACTACACGTTCCCGGATTTTCAGGAGCAGGAACGCATCGCCGATTACCTCGACAAGCGCTGCGCCAAGCTCGACAAGATCATCGCGAGCCTTGAGCGGCAGATAGAACTTCTCCAGAAATACAAAAAGTCCCTCATCACCAAAACAGTGACAAAGGGACTGGATAAGAACGTGGAGATGAAGGATACAGGGATTAATTGTATAAAAAAGATCCCCATGCACTGGGAAGTCAGCAAAGTCAAGTATTTGGTGGACGATAGTTCTACTTATCCTATTGGTGATGGCGATCACGGCCTTATTCAATCCGATGACTATTTACCAGAAGGAATACCGTATTTGCGAGTTTTAAACCTTACGTTTGGAGATGGACTAAATTTAGATGGCCTTGTCTATATTTCAGATTCCATGAATGCAAAAATAAAGAATAGTCAGTTGAAGCCTGGAGATTTGCTGATTGCAAAAACTGGGGCGACGATAGGTAAAACAGCGATAGTTCCTGAAAACATTCCTATAAGCAACACTACTTCGCATGTGGGAAAAATAACGTTTCCAGATAATCGGGATGCTAAATACTTTTATTACGTTCTGACTTCAACAGTAGTACAGGATCAGATTCAGGATATGTCTGCGATGCAAAGCACAAGACCTGAACTTGGAATAGATGGAATCAAGAATCTTCGAGTCGTTGTTCCTCCTATTGAAGAACAACAACAGATATCTTTATATTTGGATAAAGCCACAGAAAAGATCGACAAGGTCATAGATGGAAAGAAAAAACAGTTAGAAGTGATAAATATGGCAAAAACTGCAACCATTTATGAATACGTCACCGGCAAGAAACGAGTAAAGGAGGTCGTGTAATATGCCAATCAGAGCCGACCAGTTAAAAGAGAAGGAGGATTACCAGAGGCTGATCATCGATCAGCTCCGGGATAATAACCACTTCCGGGAGCGTCCGAACACGGCGTATAAGCCCGGACTTGCCATGGACACAGATGTGCTTCTCGAATTCCTCGAGGACACGCAGCCGGACACGATGGATCAGCTCCGCCGAATGTACAAGAACCGCACGGAAGAAACGATTATCAATTATATTAATTCCGAAATCAATAAGGATAGTCGAGGATTGATTGACGTAATTAAACACGGCGTGGAGTTTGACAATGGTGCATCGCTAAAGCTGATGTACCGCAAGCCTGACAGCACTATCAATACAGAAGCTGTTGAAAATTATAAGAAGAACATCTTCTCTGTCATGCAGGAGGTCTATCATAAAGACGGCGAGCGGATTGATTTGGTTCTTTTCCTGAACGGTCTCGCCATTTTTGCGGTCGAACTGAAATGTAACACATCTGGGCAGTCTGTTGATGATGCTATCCGTCAATATAAAGAAGAACGCGATGCTTCTACCAGACTGTTTAAGACGCGGGTTGGCGTTTTCGCAGCCTTTGCAATGGACCTAAATGAAGTGTATTTCACAACAGAACTCAAAGGAAATGATACCTTCTTCAATTCATTCAACCTTGGCGATAATTTTGGTAAAGGGAATCCGCGTAATCCAAACGGAATTAATGTCTCCCCCCCTCCCCCCCCCCCCCATATATGTGGGATAAAATCTGGACAAAAGATAATATTCTGTTTTTAA